CGCTGAGGAGGAGGGGGAGGACTCAGCGCGACCCGCCGCGGTAGCCACGGAGGAGGCCACCGATGCCGAGGCGACTATGGACTGCCCTGTCTTCACCCGACCCGCATTACACGGGAGCAGGGAGGGTGCAACTCAGGTCATAGATCTCACCAAAAAGGCATGACCAGCGGTGGTCGATCAGCACCGAGGCGAGATGTCGCGAGGGCCGTTCGTAAGACGAGGGGGCTTCGTCGCGCGAGGGCGCGCTCCCTTTCTTCTCTCTCTTTCCATACCTCACATCCTAAACGCTACGACATCCGAAGGAGGTACTTCGCGAGGTCTCGGAAGAGCGGGCGCGCGAACGCGAAACATAGACTCACACCCAGAGAAAAGTCAAGCGAAATCGTAAGCGCGTGGAATCTCCATGGAATATCTGGTCCAGTAGCACGATTCTGAGATTCGTATGCCTAAAAAGCGGATCTCATATCACACCATAAGTCCGTTATGCAACTGGAGTTGCGTTGTGGCGTCACGCGACCAGGTGAAGGAATCCGCACCTGTGTCATCATCGGCCATGACCGCTGCCCAGTACGATTTCTTGGCTCGTCTCGCTCAGATGGAGTCGAGACGCCTGCGCATCACGGCCGAAAGCGACACTCGGATGACCGCTCCGGAGTGGCTCACATGGTGCGCTGGGGTCGAGACGATGCTGCGCGAATACTCTGAGGAGTGCCGAGCGCGCATAAGCTGAGGGCGCCCCGCTGCGATAGCCGGCGCGCCCTCGTGTCTCCTCCCGCAACGTGGGCGAGATGGTCTATCTCCGCGCAGCCCAGTCCAGGATCTCATCGACCGTTCGATGACGATGCCGGGCACTCTGCGTTAACATGGAACGGTTTCGGGTCGGCCGGGTCGATCGGATTGTGAGGGACCTGCTCCGAACATATCTCCTCTGGCCATGGAATCCCTGCCTGCGCCGTGCGCTGCCGTATGAGCGACTCGTACTCCGCGTTGAGTTCGCATCCCAGCCAGCGGCGACCGAGGCCCTCGGCGACGAGCCCAACGGTGCCGCTTCCGATGAATGGATCGATCACGGCAGAACCGACGCGAGAGCCAGCGAGGATGCATCGTTCGGCTAGACGAGGAGGCATAACAGCGAAGTGCGCGCCGCCGTATGGCTGAGTAGGGATGGTCCAGACCGATCGCGCATTCCTCCGGACCGCGCCATCGCGCCTACGATCACGGTTGGCATCGACAACGGCATCGGGTTGTCCGGTATCCAATCCGGGCTCTTTGATTGCGTCCGCGTCGTAGAAATATCTCTCTGATTTGGCCAGCATGAAGACGTACTCATGCGCCTTGGTTGGGCGGTCGGTAACGCTCTCTGGCATCGGGTTTGGTTTGTGCCAGATCACATCCGAGCGCAGCCACCATCCGTCAGCCTGGAGCGCAAGAGCCAGCCGCCAAGGGATGCCGCACAGGTCTTTCGGTTTGAGCCCGCCGGTTACTTTTGATTGCTTCTGCTCGCGCACGCCCAGGCGCGAGGCCTCGCGGTCAAGAAGCTTGCTGTTCTTGCCTTGCCCGCCCCCAGCCGATGCAGCATAGGAATCGCCGACGTTTAGCCAAAGCGTACCGTCGTTCCTTAGAACGCGCCGCACGAGCGAAAACACGTCAACGAGGGCCTCGACGTAGGCATCTGGCGTCGGCTCCCTGCCGATCTGAGACGAATGCCCGTAGTCGCGCAGCAGCCAGTAGGGCGGGGACGTGACGCAGCAATGGAACGTCTCCGCCGGAAGCGAGCGCAGCGTCTCGCGGCAGTCGCCGATGATGACACGGTTGAACATCTGTTAACCTCGCTCCGTTTTTCTCTCGCTGTTTACCAGCGTGATCGTCGTCCGTGAGCGCCTCCGGGGCTTTCGCCGGGCGGCATGCAAAACTTCCTTTGCCCTCGTCCAAATATCACTCATGGTTAGTTCCCTTTTTCGCCTTCGCGGCGGTGTGCCAGTCGGCGGAATGCGGACAAGTGGAGTGGTGCGGCTTGCGTAGGATCGCTCCGGCCGGCGCTACCTCGTCTCGCCGGAGGACCCGCGCGAGCACGGTGCCCCCCCGTGCACTCGGCGTTCGCTGCCTGACTACGGCCCAAACGGCTGAATCAGTGACGAGAACGATCTCTTGCCCGACACCCGTGAATGTCTTCGACCCCGGCGTACGGCGTGAATAGTGGGGACCGTGCCCCTCGAACCGCCCAGACCCATCCACGATATCAAGAGCTCGACGATCCGAAGATGACGAGAGTGACCACGTCATTGCCTTCATTGTGTATTTCCTCCTCGGAAAGTTCCGGCCTCACGCTATTGCCGGTCGGTGCAGGACTAAGCGTGTTGACAGTTTATTGGACTGGACCGCCTGCCTCGTACGACGCCTCCGAGGGGGTCTCACCCTCGACCACGGATCTGATCCGCTGCCAGATGGAGCCTGCGTTAGCCGAGGCCATCCGTCCAAGGCAGGAAGTCGGTCAGCGCGGTTGTGGACGCGAAGACCGCCCCCACGCAGGCTAGGGGGTGACGAAATCAACCCTACCAGGGCGGCGTTGCCAGGTCAAGCTCCAGCTCTGCGATGCGAGCGGCCTGCACATGAGGCCCAATACCGCGAACTCAATCGCCGTCATCGCCACAAAACCAGTCGGACCATTCATGCCACGAGGCTACCGATTGCTATCGTGAAAGTCAACCCTCTCGATACGCCTTCGCCAGCTCGGGCGGGTACTCATCCAGGTCCGGCTCGAGGTCCGGAGCGCTCACGGGTGCGGCGCCGAACCCCTCAGCCGAGTGACCGGCCGGAGGGTGCGCGGCTACACCCTCGTCTTGTGCCTCGTCCGATGACAGTGTGACCACGTGTGAACGACACTGGTGGTGAAGTGGAGGGTAGTGGGAATTCCACCACGAATGGTCTGCGGGGAGTACCGTCCCGCCAGCCTCGCGGCAGATGTCCGATTCCCGGGCGTCCTGGATATCCGAGAACCGCCAGAAAGGCCGCGCCTGTTTGACGGCGGGTTCCGTCATTTGAGCGTACCGTCCTGCGTTGTATGCACTGGCAGTCACTGTGCGATAGATGGTTTCCAGTCTCCATGGCTGCTCAGACCCCCAGGCGCTCGCCAATCGGTCGCCCACGCGAGCCTGGAAATCCTCCAGCGTCTCGCCGTTGGCGATGGCGCGATCGAGTGCGCTCCACACGTCCTCGACCAGATCGAGCTGAGCCACGCCGGCCACCGTGAACGCGGTCGCGTGGCTCTCGTCATCCAGGTCGCTGAACTGATCGTCCGTCATCGGCACGCGCTCGCGAAACCACGCCACTGCGGCATCGGGTGCATCGGCGTCAGCGGGCGGGCGCTTGGGAGTCTTCTTGCTCATGGCGTTGGGTTGATCTCGATCTTGGTTGCGAGTGGGCGCGGGCGGATCAGCATCTGTGCATCCTCCTCGGTGACCTGGAGCAGCATCAGGAGCCGCACGGCCTGGTACTCGCCGATCTCCTGCTTATTGTATGCCTGCACGATCCCGAGCGCGCTCAGTACCTCGTATGCACCCATAGCGTTCCTCCTACTTGTTGACGACCTCTTTGACGACCGCGTATCGTCCCGACAACTCGGCCAGCAATCGCGCGGAGGCTATCACGCGAGCCAGCTTGTCTGGCGTCATCTCCCCGTATGCGCGCAGCAGCTCGACTTTGAGGGCGGGCCCGTCGACCTTGCCGTCCGCATCCGCCTTGGCGTTGGCGACGACCTTGCGGAGTGCCCGCACGTCGCCGGAGAGCAGTTTGGCGCTGGCGTCGCGACCCGACTCCACGATCTGGTCAACGTACGCCTGCCCCTGATGCGGAGCTCGGTCGCGCCGGCTGAGCTTGGCCGTGAGCATCGCGGTCTTGAGCGCCTTGGCCTGGATCCGCGCCTTGGTCACGGCCTGCTGCCCTGGCTCCGGCGCGAATGGAGACGCCGGGACGGCCGGGACGAAGTCCGCGATCTCCGCGTCCTCCTTGAGCGGGACGCCGTTGTCCTCGCAGAGCTCGGCGTAGTCGATCGGTAGCTGGCTGTCTTTGCGCAGCGCGACGATCGCCTGCGAGGTGGCGAGCAGCGCCGAGGCTCGCGAGCCCTTGTCCTCGGGCGTCTCAATCAGCCAGTGCGGCCACGGGGTGCAGTCGGTGCTTCCCTCGTGCGCCATCGTCCACGGAGCCAGAGCCTGCGCCCTCAGCGTCGTCGACACCGTCTCAGCATCGGAGCGGATAATGTCGTCCCGAACATGGTCATGCACTTGTGCAGCCGACCTCGAGCCGCCGCCACCGATCTCCGTGGTGAGGTTCTGACCGAGGACCGCGACCGCGATGCAGGTATCGCATTTAGCGATCAGTTTCTCGAACGCGTCTTCACTCTGCGCGGTGGGCTCAATCAAACTCAGCTTGAACCCGCGCCCGTCCTTGTCCTCGAGCAGAGTGACCACGCTCTCATTGCCCAGCACCGCGATCTCAGCCTCAGCTCGGGCGCGTTGCGCCGGGTCCCACTCTGCCGGCATCGTTACTGCTCGGATCGGGATCCCGTGGATCTCCGAGTAGCGTGACCAGTCACGCAGCGTGAGATTCCGCACCACCCACGGGATCGCGAGCGCCCTCACCAGGCCGTGATACCAGCCGCGCACGTAGCCGAACGGCGTGTACAAGCCGAACCGGCCGATCTCCTCGATCCCATCTGACCCGACCGAATGGACGAGCCCATCATCACCAAGCTGGAGGTCGACAAGGCCGTCCCCCGTGATGAGCTTATATGACCCGGAGTATGGTTGCTTTGTGATGTCCCACACCCAGTAAAGGAATCGCGGGTGCCAGACTTTGATCTTGCGCGTCCAGACGTCTCCGGCGATCGGCAGATTCTCCCAGACGGCCACGCCCAGGCCGCGCCCCCAGCGGATCAGCTCGCGCAGGCTCGACTCTGGCGCCATCTGCGGCCAGAGAGTCTGCGCACGCTTCGCCACGTCGCAGGCATGCTCGTCGTCCTCGAGCCCATCGGGGGTCTTCATCAGCATCGGCAGCCCCAATAGGCCATCGATGCGCGCGCTCAGAACGCCGGTAATTCTGTCGTCGCCCATCATCGCGTCGAGCATCTGCGCGCTGAGCTGGAACTGCCCCATCATATGCTGGTTGAGGGCGGCCCTGATCGCGCCCATCTCATCCCAGCGGAGGATGCCGTACGCCGGGAGTTCGCGCAGCGCCTTGGACACGCCGCGCTTCTGATCGGACACGTAGATGACGTCGGGGACCTTCGGCGCCGGCTTGGCCTTGAGCGGGTTGGCTGTGATCGCGTCGCGCTCCGCATAGGCATTCTCTGGCGCGCTGCTGGCTGTCTGGAGCGCGGCCGCGATGCGCTCGCGGATCTTGGCGGACACGTTCCCGCCCGCCTCGAGCGTGGCGACGGTGCGCGCAGAAACGCCAGCCCTGGTCGCGAGCTGGCGTTGAGTGATTCCGAGTTGCTGACGGGTCGGCTTAGTCGGTGAGCTCACCTGCACTGTGTTGCACGGGCGTTTGCAAGTTGCATCGTTGTGGCCGGCGCCCGACTGCAAGCGATCAGGTTTTTCCTGGGCTTAACTGCCCCGATCAGGACGTTGGCTCTGAACTACCATCGCCTCGGCGCGATCGGACGGTGAGCTAGGCTGTCACCCCAGGAGAGATCGGCGCCGCTCATCAGGTCAGATATCGCCCAGACAGCGCTATCTACACGATCAGGCGACCCCTCGCCGCCTTCGGGGAGGAACGTCACCATCTGATCCTCGAGCTCAGCCAATGAACCAACATGGTGGACCTTGCCCTGCTCGTAGAGGGCCGCGACCGGCTCTGCACGTACCCTCTTGCCGCGTGATGCTCGCACCTGCGTGATCGGCGCCGCCTTACGGGCTGTCCGAATCGTCGCCTCGACCATGTCCCCGCCGTTGTTGACCTCAGCCACGATCCGGTCGGCTGAGAACTCGTCGTAGGCCACGAGCGCCCGGCGCGCCCACCCGTCGGGCGACAGGTGACAGGTGCGGTCCGCCAGGACGTAGTAGTGACCGTTCGCCGCCTTGCCGGCCACAACGATGCCGGTGTCGTCGGAATCCTCCCCTGACGTCACGGCAGGATCGATCCCCACTACGACGCGCACCAACGTCGGAGCCTTGTCGACCCTCGCTGCGTCCAGCATGGCTCGCGTCCAGAGCGCGCCCGGAGTGTCGCCCAAGATCTCGCCGTTGAGCTCCTGCCGACCGAGCCTCGTACCCTCGTATTTCTTGCGGAACTTGGCGAGCTGAGTGGCGGCCAAATTCTCTGCGTTATCGTAGGTCGAGCCGCGGGTGACAAACACACCTTGACCCTCGTCGGCCAACAGGTCTTCGAGCACCTTGACCGGGCGCGGAGTGGTCGTCACCAGCACTCGAGGCCGCTTGCCGAGGCGAAGCCCGAACTGGAGCATGTCCCAGGTCTCCTCCAGGTATTTCCACGAGGCAAGCTCGTCGACCCACGCTCCATGAAACTGAGGGCCGCGGAGCGCATCGGGCTCCTCCGCTGAGAACGTCGTAGCGATGAAGCCGTTGG